ATGGGCCGCTGGTCGCTGCCGTGGCGTGGTAGATCGGCTGCGCCAGTTGGCAGTGGACGTGGTCGAAGTGCAGTTCGGTGGCAAGGCCGATGAGGCGCGCAAGTACGCGAATAAGCGCGCCGAGATGTGGGGCAGGATGCGAGATTGGTTGTCTGTGGGTTGCTTGGAGAAAGACGAAACGCTGGTCACAGACCTGACTGGCGTGGAGTATGGGTTTACAAACGACGACAGAATCCTTCTGGAAAGCAAGGAATCGATGAAAAAGCGTGGCCTCGCAAGCCCGGACGATGGCGACGCGCTGGCGCTGACCTTTGCGCATCCTGTGCCCGAGTACACCACGGACGGCCCGCACGTACAGCCCCACGCGCGGCCGCGGCGCGAGTACGATCCGTTCGACTTGGTGCGCCAACGCTGAAAAAGTGCATATAACGCTTGTTTTTGTGCGTAGCATGGGCGCATGCACACAGAAATCCGACCTCTGACTGTTGACGAAGTGTTTGATGCGCCGGTGTTTGACGCCTTGTGCGACGAGTACCGCGCGGAATCGCTGCGCAATCCCGACATGTTGGGTGGACTGCCCGACCGCGCCGGATACCAGGCGATCTTCGATGCGGGTCTGCTACACCCCCTGGGCGTGTTTGCGGACGGGGAATTGGTCGGTATCTGCGCGGTTTTGATCTCGCCCGTACTGCACCACCACGGCAAGCTGATAGCGACCACGGAAACTCTGTTTGTTGCCAAAACGCACCGTGCAGGTGGCGCAGGGTTGGCGTTGCTGCGCGCGGCCGAAGGTGTGGCACTGGCCGCGGGCGCGGCAGGTCTGTACGTCAACGCGCCCGCGAACGGGAGATTGGCGCGGATTTTGCCGCGTCAGGGCTACCACATCACGAACCAGATGTTGTACCGCAGCCTGAATCACATAACGGAGAAATAACGATGGGAATTGTCGAAGCGGTTATCGGAGCGGCCTTGATCGGAGCGGGGACTTCCGTATACCAAGGTCAGCAACAAAAAAAGGCTGCGAACAAGGTCAACGCGCAAGCCCAGCAAAACGCGATCAAGCAGGAACAGGCCGCAGACCAGGCGACGAACCGCGCCAATCAAAAGCGCGCGAACCCAACGGCCGCACTGGATGCAGCCGCCCAGGCGGGCAAGGGCGGCGCGAGCGGCACGATGCTTACAGGCCCAAGCGGCATAGATCCGAATGCGCTGACGCTGGGCAAAACCACGCTGTTGGGTGCGTAAGTGATCAACGCGACAAGCCAACGCCAAAGGTTGCTTGAGCGCTGGACGCAGTTGCAAGCCGAGCGGGCGAGCTGGATCGGTCACTGGCAGGAGATCAGCGATCATTTGCTGCCGCGCAGTGGCCGGTTCTTTCTGACGGATCGCAACCGCGGCACCAAGCGGCACAACAACATTATCGACAATACCGGTACACGGGCGCTGCGTGTCTTGGCTGCGGGCATGATGGCGGGCATGACCAGCCCAGCGCGCCCGTGGTTTCGTCTGACGACCTCCATCGCGGAATTGGATGAGTCCGCTGCGGTGAAAAGCTGGCTTGCCGACGTGACTCGCCTGATGCAAATGGTCTTTGCCAAGTCCAACACCTATCGTGCGCTACACAGTATGTACGAGGAGTTGGGCGCATTCGGGACGGCAAGCAGCGTAGTGCTGGCGAATTTCGACACGGTGATCCACCAGCATGTCTTGACGGCGGGGCAGTACGCCGTGGCGACAGACAACCAGGGCCACGTCAACACGCTGTATCGCGAATTCGAGATGACGGTGGCGCAACTGGTGCGCGAATTCGGGCGCAATCAATGCAGCATAACGGTGAAAAACCTGTTTGACATGGGCAAGCTCGATCAGTGGATTCCGGTCGTTCACGTGATTGAGCCGCGCGCCGACCGTCAGACGTCCAAGCACGACGCGCGCAACATGGCTTACAAGTCCGTGCACTTCGAACTGGGGGCGGACGAAGACCGCGTACTGCGCGAATCGGGGTTCAAACACTTCGTGGCACTGTGCCCACGGTGGGCGACGGCGGGCGGTGACATCTACGGTCACAGCCCAGCCATGGAAGCGCTGGGCGACATCAAGCAATTGCAGCACCAGCAAATTCGCAAGGCCCAGGGCATTGACTACCTGACCAATCCGCCATTGCAAGCGCCTACCAACCTGGTAGGTAAGGAGTTGGACACGCTGCCCGGTGGTGTCACTTACGTGGATACCGCGGGCGGTGTTGGGATTCGCTCCGCGGTCGAAGTGCGTTTCGACCTTTCTCACTTGCTGGCCGACATACAGGACGTGCGCGAGCGCATCAACGCGAGCTTCTATGCGGACTTGTTCCTGATGTTGGCAAATAGCAACAACCCACAAATGACGGCGACCGAGGTCGCCGAGCGTCACGAGGAAAAGCTTTTGATGCTCGGGCCTGTGCTTGAGCGCATGCACAACGAAATTCTGGACCCGCTCATTGCCATGACGTTCACGCGCATGTTGGAAGCGGGGATCGTGCCGCCCGCACCGCCGGAGTTGCAGGGCATGGACTTGAACGTGGAGTTCGTCTCGATGTTGGCGCAATCGCAGCGCGCCATTGCGACCAACTCGATAGATCGGTTCGTCAGCAATCTGGGGATCATCGCCCAGATGAAACCCGAGGTCTTGGACAAGTTCAACGCCGATCAATGGGCGGATGGCTACGCCGACGCGCTGGGGATCGACCCTGACTTCATCAACCCGAGCGACCAGGTGGCGCTGATTCGTCAGCAAAGGGCCGAGCAACAACAGCAAATGCAGCAAGCGGCGATGCTCAACCAGGGGGCGGATACGGCGCAGAAGCTGGGCAGCGTTGATACCAGCGGACAAAACGCGTTGACGGATGTGACGCGGGCGTTCAGCGGGTATGGGTAATTTCAGAAAAACGACTTAAGCAGCAACGCCACGATACCGCCTAGTACGGCGCTTAACAGTGCGCGGTGTAGTTTCAGTTCACCATCCACCTTGGCGAAACGTGTTTCCATGCGGTGCTCAAGCTCACGCAAGTCCCCTTTGGTTGCCACGTCGGCGGCGTCGTGCGCATCGCGCACCGCGGAGGCAATCGCGCTGGCTTGCTCGCGGGATACGTTTGCACGTTCCAGAGTTTCGACGAACTTCAGCGTATCAAAGGTAAGCGCCATCGGTTTTTTGCTCCAAGTGAAGGTATCAGTATAGCGTGCCAAGCCCGGATTTCTCAAAAAGTGCATATAACGCCGGTTTTGCCTGATACCTTGTGCGCATGACCCAATACGACCCCACAGACACACACGACCAAGAGCGTGCAAGGCGCGAATCCGACGAGCGCCAACAACGGGCTCGTCAGCTCGAAGAAGACGATTTGCGCTGGCTGATGTCCGACAAGCGCGGGCGACGCATCGTGTGGCGCTGGCTGGAAAGCGCGGGCGTCTGGCGGCTGTCTTTCGACCCTAACGCGCTGGCGATGGCTTTTAACGAAGGTAGTCGTAACCAGGGTCTGCACCTGCTGACCTTGCTGCTGGCGACCTGCCCCGCACTTTATAACACCATGATGGAAGAAACCCATGACGACCGAAACGTTGATCACTGATCCCGCCGTGCAGCCCGTGGACAGCCCCGCACCTGATGCGCCGCAATCCGATGTGTCTGCTGCGCCGGATAATTCTGCTGCACCACAGTCCGTGGCACAGGATGATCCTGCGCCGCAACCCGACACAGCGGACAAGCCCGCCGACGATAAACCCCAGGGCGCGCCCGAGGCGTATTCCTTCGACGCGCCTGAAGGCGTGACGTTCGATGACGCCGTGGTCGAGGCATTCTCCGAAGTCGCCCGCGACTTGAATCTGCCGCAAGACCAAGCGCAGAAGGTGCTCGACAAGATGGCGCCTGTTATGGCCGCCCGCCAAGCCGATCAAATCCAGGCGGTGCGCAGCCAGTGGGAATCCGATGCGCGTGCGGACAAGGAATTCGGCGGGGATAAGCTCGACGAAAACCTTGCGGTCGCCAAGAAAGCCATGGACGCGTTCGCAACTCCCGAACTCAAAGCTTTGCTTAACGAAACAGGCATGGGCAACCACCCCGAAATCATCCGTACGTTTTACCGGGCTGGTAAGGCGATCTCTGAAGACAAGTTTATCAACGGCGCTACCAGCAACGCGCCACGCCAAGGCGACGCCCGCCGCCTGTATGCCGCTTCCAACATGAACCCTTAAAGGAGCAGTTCAATGCCTACGCTTTCCTCTCACAACCCGACGCTGGCCGATCTGACGGCACGTATGACACCGGAAGGTAATATTGATCCACACATCGTCGAGATGCTGGCCGAGACCAACGAGATCATCGACGACATGACGGTCATCGAGGCCAACGGAATCAACGAACACACGACCACGATGCGCAGCGGCATACCTATTGGCACGTGGCGCAAGTTGAACAATGGCGTGCAGCCCGAGAAATCCCAAACCGTGAAGGTTAAGGATAGCCTGGGCATGCTGGAAACCTACGCCGAAGTGGACAAGCACCTAGCTGATATGAACGGCAATTCGGCGGCGTGGCGCTTGAGTGAAGAGCGCGCCTTCATCGAAGGCATGAACCAGACGATGGCGACCACGCTGTTCTATGGCGATTCGAGCATCAATCCCGAGCGCTTCATGGGCTTGACGCCCAGGTTTAGCGAGTTGTCCGCCGAGAATGGCCAGAACATCATTGATGCGGGCGGCACGGGCAACGACAACGCCTCTATCTGGTTGGTGGTGTGGGGGCCAAACACGCTACACACGATTTATCCCAAGGGGTCTGTTGCTGGACTGCAAGCGCGCGATCTGGGCGAGCACACGCTGTTTGACGCTGATGGCGGGCGCTATCAGGGCTATCGCTCGCACTACAAGTGGGACATCGGCTTGACCTTGCGCGACTGGCGCTACGTGGTGCGCATTGCCAACATCGACATGCTGGCACTCACCAAAGACGCCAGTGCAGGCGGCGACCTCATTGACTTGATGACGCAGGCCGTTGAGCTCCCGCCGAATCTGGGCGTGGGGCGCGCTACGTTTTACATGCCGCGCAAAATTCGCAGCTTCCTGCGTCGCCAGATCACCAACAAGGTGGCTGCTTCGACACTGACCATGGATCAGGTGGCGGGCAAAGCCGTCGTGACGTTTGACGGTGTGCCATGCCGCCGCACTGATGCGCTACTGCTGACCGAAGCGCGCGTGGCGTAAGCGCCCAGGGGCGGGTAGCCGCCCTCACCCACGACTCAACAAAGGAACACAACCATGATTATCGACAAACTGCTCCAAGTCTCGGACGATCAAACCGTTACCGCATCTACCGCGTCCACCGACGTGATCGACTTCAGCCAGGAAAAACCCAACACCGGCATGGATGGCCGAACGAAGATGGTCATCACGGTGGGCGAGCCGGTTACGGCGGGCGGTGCCGCAACCGTGACTTTCGCCATCCAGGATTCGGCAAACAATACGGCGTTTACCACGGTAGCGAGCTCCGGCGCTATAGGCAAGGCCGATCTGGGTGTGGGCGCACAGGTGGTTATTCCCATGCCTACCCGGCTGCGCCGCTATTGCCGCGTCTTCTACACCGTCGCCAACGGGCCACTGACGGCAGGCAAGTTCTCGGCGCAGATCGTTACCGGCATTCAACAGAACGATCCTTATCCCGACAGCCCGCGCATCGCGTAACGGAGCAAGCACATGCAAGTGATTGCACTGAAACAGGGTTACTTCGGCAAGCTACGCGAGCCGGGAGAAACGTTCGACGTACCGGACGGCGCGCAAGCGTCCTGGTTCGAGGCGTTGGGTCAAGACGTTCCTAATCCCGCCCCGAAACCGGTGCCGCGTTCGCGCAAGCAAGCCAATGCGCCCGCGGGTGAATCGACGTGATGCATTGACCCGCAAAAGCGAAAGCCCCGTCGATTCGCAGTCGATCAGGGCTTTCTGTCCCTACCCCTATACCGTAGATAGGAGCAGTTTGGAGTGAAGTTTACCAAGATGAACATCACAGGACAACTTGAAGTCTTGTCCAACGCGGTATGAGCCTGAAGGAGATGGCGTGATTCCACTGCGGTATGAGCCTGAGGGCGGTGCGAAGAGGGTCGATCATTCGAAGCGCAAGTGCGCACGGTGCAGCAAGTCCGTCAGGTTTTGGCAGGCACCCAGGAGCTGCGGTTTACCGCAGCACAAGACGACCAGCAACGCTACGACTGGATTGCATCAGTGCTCAAGCGTTTGCACTACGGCCAGCTTGGCCGATCTGACCGAGGAGCCGTGCTGGCGTATCTACGCCGCCTGAGCGGCTACAGCCGTGCGCAGGTCAACCGGCTGGTGGCGCGGGCCATGACGCAAAGCACGTCACTGACCAAGCTCTACCACGCAACCACGGCGTGCTTTACACGCCGCTATACGGATGCCGACATCTTTCTGCTTGGTCATGTCGATCAGACGTTGGGTACGCTCTCGGGAGCGGCCACCGCCTGCGTGCTGCGCCGCATGCGTGATGTCTACCTGGATGAGCGTTTCGTGCGTTTGGGC